GGGGGACAAACTTTTCCAGGCACTCGTTCAGCTGGGTGTCGTTGTATAGGGCGGTGATAATATCATTCAGCTTTTCCGTCACCGGTTAGCTTTAATGTGATGTCGAACTGGCCGATCTGCTTGCCGTCACTCGTCACATCCTTCTGGTCGCGCAGTCCAAGGTCACGTGCGATGATATTGAGTTCAGCCGCCATTGAGTTTAAGGGTCACGTCAAACTTGAGGTCTCCCGTGTGGTTCATGTCCATTTCGGAGCGTTCGATATATCCACGCCTCTTGCCTTTTGTCTTCAGGTAGAATATCGTGGAACTCACCTCACCGTTCTGTATCTGTTTGTGTAGCTGGCTTTCTGCAAAGTCCAGGGCTACGTCTGCCAACGCCTCAACCGCTGCCTTATATTCGGCATCAGACTCCAGCCACTTGTAATGAGTGGAGCGATCAATACCGACTGATTTTGCGGCAGTTGTGACAACACCGAGGCTCTTTTCCAAAGCCTCCAGCATTGCCCTTTTTTGTATGTTGAAATCCGTTGACATTTAATACGGTTCACCGTTCTTCTTTATCTCAATCGCCGGGTCAAGTTTTCGCATCCGGTCTATAATCACTTGGCAGTATTTAGGGTCGAGTTCCATGCCGTAGCATTTGCGGTTTAGTTGGTGGGCGGCTACCATTGTAGAGCCGCCACCCAGAAACGGGTCTGCTATAATTTCACCTTCTGATTGCTTTAGCATTGTGGCAATTAGTTCAATAGGCTTTGGCGTTGCGTGTTCGCTTTCTCGATCTCTTTTACATTGAATCACGTTTGGCGTTTTACCATCACCAATTTTCCCGGCCAACTTAGAACCGAACAAGCATAGCTCATGTTGATTGCGAAATGGCATACCCATACCCATATGCATCTTATCCCATACAATCATATTTCTCACCCTGTACCCCTTTGCCTCTGCTATATCCTGATTATAGACCCACATTTTCCAGTCACAAAAAATGAAGCAAGTGTGAGCATCGGATAGCGTTGACAAAACCTTATCCATTAACGAAATATAACCGCGTGTTGAAAGGTTGTCTGTCGCTATCTTTTTATTTCCCCTTGCACCTATTGATCCGCTTGTTTTACCACTTTCCTGAAATCCACCAGACGAATAAGGCGGGTCGGTGTAAATTATTTCCGGTTTTGTGGTTTGGTATAATCTTTTTACCTCATCCGCATTCGTACTATCCCCACAAAGCAACCTATGCGGCCCAATCTCAAACAGGTCGCCTAAAACGATGTCGGTCTGTATCTGTTTAGTAACTTCGTAGTCGTCCTCCTGCGCATCTGCCTCAATCTTGAAATCGGGAATATCCAGCCCCCAATCGGTCACCTGTTCGGCATCCCATTCGTTTGCTATCAGTTCCCAATCCCACTCGCCGTATCCAAGGTTGTCCTTGATGATAAACTCCCGCTGTTGTTCGGGTGTCAATTGGCTGGCCTTGATCACCGGCACCTCGGTCAGTCCGGCATCCTTACAGGCTTTCAACCGCATATTCCCGCCCAGCACGATCATGTCGTCATTGACCACGATGGGGCGCAGCTCCAGCATCTGGGGGAAGTCGCGGATAGACTTAACCAGCTTAGCAAAGCGGTCATCTTTTATCAGGCGCGGGTTGTTCGGGTTGGGCCTGATCTGCGATATTTTTATTCGTTCAAAGGCCATCGGGTACGAAATTAACTTTTTCGGTTTGATTTTTACAAATTTGACTTTTCCACAGGTGTGCGGGAGTCAACGCCACTACCCGTGGCGGGGGTTTGGTTATACGTTCCGTTTAAATAATGGTCAATGACATTCATCGCGTGATCTATCCCGCAGGCGAACATCGCGCAGTACCCCTCCGCGTTCAGCTTTCGCAATATCTCCCGCTGTTCGGCCAGGTGGTCGCTTTTGCGTTCCCGTCCGTCCTTGGTCACGATCTCGCTGATGTCGCGCTTCAGTTCCATGAACAGGCCGTGGTATCCTCCGACCGCTTTGGCGATAAACAGGTCAGGGTATCCAGGCCCCTGCTGGAGCGCCTTGTGCCGTACCGCCTGCCCCATCGTCATCTTGGTCCCGGCGGCAAAGTCGGTGCGGAATATCACGCCGGGGTATTTCAGTTTGAGGTAGCGGGCCACGGCGGCGTGGAGGTCTTTTTCCTTAGTGCGCAGCATAGCCGGTCTTTTTTTTGTTTTTGTAACAGGTCACGCAGATGGAGCGGCGATAGCGGCCCCGGCTGTCCAGGTAAAATTCGTTGGCCTTCTTTTTTTTCTTGCAGACGATACAGGTGCGGTCATGCTCCTGTCCGATATAGCTGCCGGCGTTGGCCTGCGGGTGCATGGGGATGGTGTAGGTGTCAAACATTGGCGGGTCGTTTATTGGTTTCCTTTTTGTGTGCGTACAGGATCACCAGCATATCGGCGATGGTGGTGGCCTTTCTTTCCGGCAGGTTGAACTTTGCCACATAGGCCGCGAAGTCCTTGCCATCCATGTCAGCGATCAGCTTTGCCTCCTCCCATGCCCCGGAACAGCAGTACCCCTCGCCCTTGTACTTGTGGGCGGCTACGATGGTACTGGCGATCAGGTAGGCCCCCTGGCTGGTCATCAGGTAGTTTATGAAGTCCTTGCTGTCACGCTCATACCAGGCATCCCACAAACCGCAGATGGGCATGGCGTTGCGGAAAATGATCTGGGAGACCTCGGATGCTTTTGTCATAGCTGATATATTTGGCTCCAGCCGTAGCTTTTGCATTTGGCGAAATAGTGGGTAATACTGGCGCGGTATGCGCGTTTCATTTCATCGGTCTCCCCCTGCTCCGGATCCCATTTGTCGGCGTATCCTTTCGGCATCCGGCGGCTCATATCGTTATGCTGGATCCTGTTATCGCAGACAAGGTGATGGTACAGGTGAGGGTGGATGGCATCATGGCTCACCCCGTTCAGGTAGGCGTGGTACGCCTTGTTGGTCTCGCGTTTCCACTCGTCCTGGTTGCGTGGGTACTTGATCGAAGTCACCGGCTCGGTCGGATCCATCAGCGGGGAGGATAGGTAATTTGCGCTTTTTTCCTTTCCGGTCAGGTACTTGTCCACCCATCCCATCAGGGTGGGCGGGTCAAGCTGGTACACCTTGCCGTACTGGCCGGCCATCCCGTTTTCAAAGATGGTCATCAGTTCTGCAGATGTGACGGTGCCGCGTGTTTTTTTCAGCACCAGGGTCTCGGTCTCCGGGCCTACCGGCTTAAACTGCCGCAGGTACTCAAATGCGGGGTTGATAGGGATCATACTGCTTTCATTTTACGCTCCTGCTCGTCAAGTTCTGCGGCCATGCGCCGGAAGTCGTCAACGGACAGCTTGCGGGTAAATAGTTCTGGTTTTTTCTTTTTGGTGTGGTGGAAGTAGGACTTGTAGTCCACCGGGACCATCTCGTACCGGCCCTGCCCCTCCAGGTACTCGTTAAACTTTCGCAGCTGGGCCTCATCGGCCTGGTTCAGTTTCAGCCAGCGCGGATCGCGCAGGGCTATTTCCAAACATTTTAAAATCGGCTTTAAATCAATATTATTTACATCTATATTTCTATTTATATTTTCATTTTCCATATGTGGTGACATATGATTATTCATATGTTCACTCACATCTTGCTCTTTTTCTGCTGATTTTGTATGCCCTTTTCTGTTGCTCTTTCTTGATTCTGAATATTTTATCCTCTTTTCTTTCTCCTGATCAAGGCGCACGTTGTACCACAGCCCTGCATCATCCTGGATGAACTTGTCCTTGATTTTGTCCCACAAATGACCAACGCTATGTAAAATCATATGATGTGACATATGACCACGGTTGAACTGCAATACCAGCAACTCCATGTAGGCACCTTTTTCTTCAAAAGTCATCCCCATCGTACCGCCCAAATAGTCATTGGGGTAAAATAAAAATGCGGGGTCTTTAGCCATAATCTTCGTTTATGTCATCCCTCCCCACCTGGCCCTGCGCCATGTGTACGGCACAGAAACGCCCGGCCAGCCGCTCCGGCAGGGTCAGGTGATGACCACAGCCAAAGCGGGCGCAGACGGGCGGCTCAGGATCGGGAATGTGTATGTAGTCAAAACCCCACCGGAGGGGCTGCTGCGGCTCTGAATAGGCCGTCCCGGTGTTCCGGGAACCACTCCGATGGGGTAAAATATTGTTTGACATAATTCAGATTTTAACAGCGATACAAAACTAATATTTTCGGTTTGATTTTTACCAAATCGGGCAAAAAATATTTTTACCCTTCCACCACGGTCAGTTTCTCGCCCCGGACCAGCATATCCACCAGCATCTCCACGGCCTCCCGGTTGTCCTCGGTCAGCAAGGCGATCTTCTCGGCGATGGCCGGTATTACCAGCAGGTCGCTTTTAAGGTCGTTTTTAAGCCCATTACGGGCCTCGTCCGGCAGTTTAGGGTTGGTGACCACATCGCGCAATATCCAGCCTACACGGGCCGCGTATTGCTTTAGGAGCGATGCCCCGTATGTTCCAGGGTTGTCGGCCACAAAGCTGGTCATGTACTGCTCGGCCACTTTCAGGTGGAACAGGGAGTTGGCAAGGGCGGTCTGGCCTTTCATAAGTACCTCCCTACCGCCCAGCAGCGGTCATTTCTGAAATACCTTTGCCTTTTCACCGGCTGGTCCGGCTGCGGCTTTTTTGTCGGTTTCAGCGGGATGACAGGGCTGGCCCCGTCATACACGCCACGGTTGACCCGGTTGGCGGTGTAATATGATACCCCGGCTTTGCGGGCTGTTTCGCGGATGCAGCCAGTTATCTCCAGCAGTTCGCGGACCCGCTGCACCTGTTCGGGTGTGATCAGTTTTCCTCCCATTAGTTTGCGTTTAATGTCCATGTATATTCGGGCCGGCCATACGGCCCTATCTTTTTAAGCGGCATCTTGGTCAGATGCTCGGCCCTGGTCATGTTGGTGATCGAGCGCCGGATGCTCACCAGCGGCGTGGTGACCGCGATCATGCGGTGCTGCTGGAGGATGCGGTGTACCTCTGATGGGGTCAGCGCGGTGCGGTAGGTGCGGAACACCTGCATCACCAGGCTGTCCTGCGAGGCGGCGGCGCGGCTAAAGTCCAGCAGCAGCTGGCCGCGTTCATGCGTTGTGTTGTAGTAACTCATCGTCCGTAGTTATTAGCAAACCTCTCGGCCCGCAGGGTGGCAAATACCGACCGCATCGCTTCCAGTTGATGGGTGCAGGATCGGTTGACCCGGTCAGCCCAGGTCATCAGGAACTTTAAATTGCGCGCCTCTGCTTCGATCAGTTTGTTCACCGTGCTGGCCGACAGGCGCATATCCATCGCGTCCTTTAGCGTTTGCATGATGGTGGAGGACACCATCGTCTGGTAGTGGTACTCGGCATCTGCTTTTA